ATTCTTGACACAGCCAAAAGTGAACGTTGGTGTGTGGATAATTTCTACATGGACTGGCTCAAAGATGAGCGTAGACCCATTGAAAAACTGCGAATTGGAAAAACGCGCATGTTTAACATCCACAATTGCGCATGGCTTATAGTTTTGCGAATGTACTTTGGTTGCGCATTAGCGGCGTACCAACATGCATCATTTCGTAATGGGTCCACCATTGGAATCAACATGTTTGGAGCTGATGTTACCAGATTGGTGCGTTATCTCGAAACTTGTGGTAATAACTGGTGGGATCTAGATGTTGGTAATTTTGATGGAACAGCCCAACCTGAAGAAGTATATGACTCCAACTATGTTATGAAAGCATGGCTTCGTTATCATACACCGGTCGATCACATTCTAGATGTTGTATCCGAATCACTTTTTTGCAGGATCCACATACTTGGAAAACTTATAATATTAATTAATAGTGGCATACCATCTGGCCATTTTACCACGGCAACCACTGATACTGAGGTAAATAAACAGCGCCGTTTTAAAACTTGGCGCGAATTGATGACAACATTTAATCCATCTATGATTTCTCTCGCGAAAAAACAACAACTCGCGCGTGATGTTGGAAATGGTGATGATGTTCTCGGAAATGTTCATGACTCTGTTGCGAATATTTACAACCCTGACAACATTGCAGCAGTGCTTCGTTCCCATGGAATTGACGCCACACCACCTAGCAAAATAGCAGGAAAAACAATCGGAGGATTCCGCACTTTAGACGGTGTTACCTATCTTAAGTGTGTCTTCGCTCATCATGAAGACTATTCCTCCTTTTACACAGCCCAAATGTCCACAAATACTATCCATGAATTGGTCAATTGGGTTCGTGTAAGTAATGATGATATCGCGATGCTACGATCTAACATCGGCGATATTGAACGGTTTCTTTATCATCATGGCCGCGTAGAATATAATAAAACTACGATGATGATATCGAATGGAATGAAAGACATTGACGAATTATATTTGCCAACACCTTTTGAATATTATGCCGAAGAATGGCTCAAAGACCATTCTCTCGCTTAAGTCACTCCACCACGACCTACGGACCGTAAAAGATCACGACTATCTCTACCTTATGTATTCGATGTATAAGACACGTTTTGACGCCTTACAACACTTTTCTTAAGGGACAATCTTCGAATATTTCTATCCTATACTAAAT